GCATATTGGGCTAACAAAGTAAAGTGGTAATTTATTAACTAGGAGGCGATGACCCTATATGGAGTCGCAAAAAACTTTAGATACTGGATACAGACCCCGTGTCCCGCAAAAACTCATACACAACGCTGTTAAAGATAACAGATTCGTAGTAGTAGTTGCACATAGACGTATGGGTAAAACTGTATCAGCCATTAACCAACTTATACATAGTGCACTTACATGTGACAAGAAAGACCCTAGATACGCATATGTAGCTCCTACATATAACCAATCTAAACGTATCGCATGGGACTATCTAGTAAACTATACTAGACCTCTAGGTGCTAAAGTAAACATCGCTGAACTTCGTGTAGACTTCATGGGTAGACGTATCTCACTTTATGGTGCAGATAACCCAGACTCACTTCGTGGTATCTATCTAGATGGTGCCGTTATAGACGAAGTAGGTAATATAAATCCATCTGTCTTCAGTGACATTATCCGCCCTGCACTTACAGACCGATTAGGTTTCTGTGTTGCAATGGGAACTCCCAAAGGCAACAATCACTTCAAGGGTTTAAGAGATCGTGCTGCTGAAGGACAAGGATGGAAATTACTAGAATTTAAATCTTCTGACACAAAGCTTTTAAATGAATCAGAATTATCAGCAGCCCGTGCAGAAATGGGTGAAGATAAATTTATGCAAGAGTTTGAATGCTCATTCAATGCTCCTGTAGAAGGTTCTTTCTATTCTAAACTTATAAATGAAATAGAAGAAAAAGCACACATCACAGACATACCTCGTGATGATCTATGTAGAAGTTATACCTCTTGGGACTTGGGTATATCTGATTCAACATCGATATGGGTAGCACAATTAACAGGTAAAGAAATACGTCTTATTGACTATATGGAAAATCATGGTCAAGGTCTAGACTATTATGTGTCATGGTTAAGAGATAACGACTATGCACACTTTACACACATACTTCCACATGACGTAGAAGTAAGAGAATTAGGCACTGGTAAATCTCGTAAGGAGACTTTAGAAGATGCAGGATTATCAATTGTTACTGCTCCTCGCCTTAATGTTATGGATGGCATACAAGCAGTTAGACGAATAATTCCAAGATGTTGGTTTGACCCTAAAACAAAACAAGGTTTAGATGCTCTTCGTAACTATCGTAGACACTATGATGAGAAAAGAGCTGTATTCCATGATAGACCATTACATGATTGGTCATCTCATGCTGCTGACTCATTTAGATACCTAGCAACAGGTTTGGATGAAAGTCCAGCTGAAGAATGGAATAGACCTATTAACATAAACACTAAATGGATAGTTTAATGGATATTAACAAATTAAAAAGCATTGTCGAGTCTGAAATTGATGATTCTATTGGCTATGTCGAAACAGACACGGTTGCAGAACGTCAAGAAGCACTTGAATACTATCTTCGTGAGCCATATGGTAACGAAGTAGAAGGTAAATCACAAATTGTGACTGGTGAAGTTGCAGAAGTTGTAGACGGAGCATTGCCACAACTTATTCGTGTATTTACATCTACAGACGGTGTAGTTGAATTCCAACCTACAAATAATGGTGATGAGCCTTTTGCACAACAAGCTACAGAATATTGTAACTGGGTATTCTACAGACAAAACGATGGCTTCTTAATTCTACATAATTGGTTTAAAGACGCACTTCTACAAAAGACTGGTATCGTAAAAGCATACTGGGATGAGAAAATTGATGTTACAAAAGAGAAATATGAAGAGCTAACTGATGATGATCTCATGATGCTCATGCAAGATGAAGAACTAGAGATTGTAGAACAAGAAACAGAAGAAGAAATAGACGAAATTACTGACCCAATTACTGGTCAAGTGTTCCAAAATGTTAAACGTGAACACGAAGTTAAGGTAAAACGCACTAAAAAAGAAGGTAAAGTGGTCGTAGAAAACGTTCCACCAGAAGAATTCTTAATTTCTAAACGTGCTGTGACTATACAAGACTCACCATTTGTAGCACATCGTAGAATGATGACTCGTTCAGAGTTAGTTGCTATGGGTTTTGACAAAGATTTAGTGGATTCACTAGAATCTGGTGATACTTTAGAGTTTAGTCCTGACAGAATTGCTCGTTATTCTCGTGGTGAACAGCCAAATTCTATGGGTTCACAAGATCAATCTATGGAAGTAGTAGAAGTTTACGAATGCTACATCAAAGTTGACTACAATAATGACGGTATTGCAGAATTAAGACGCATTGTATACGCTTCTAATGAGATTTTAGAAGATGAAGAGTGTGATTATATCCCATTCCACTCACTTTGCCCAATTCCAATCCCACATAAATTCTACGGACAATCTTTAGCTGACCGTGCACTTGATTTACAACTTATTAAATCAACTGTTTTACGTCAAATGCTAGATAACCTCTATTTAACTAACAATTATCGTGTTGGTGCAGTAGAAGGACAAGTAAATCTTGATGATTTATTGACATCTACAGCTGGTGGTGT